GGTCAGATTCTCCACCTAACGGGATATGGCTTTAGGCTTAGGGCTTAGACCTAGAGAGATAGAACTCGCCTTATCTATCCCCCTGCCCCCTTCCTTCTCCGGCCCGGCCTCGGCCCTCTCCGGCACCGCGGCCGCCCCGATGAGCAAGGTACTGCCCCCCGGGGGCGGGGCGAATGCGGGTTCCGAAGCCCCAAAAGTTTTCTAGGTATCAATTTTTTTGAAGGGCTTCCGCCCTCCGGCCCGAAAAATAAGGGGGCGGGTCAAAAATTTCAGGTTTTTGGGCACCATGGCGGTGGCGGCACCGGGATGGCGCATACCATATTGGTGGAGCCAACAAAATGGTGGCTGCTTACAATTTGTAAGCGGCTGACGATTTGGTTGAGGGCAACAAAATCGGGCGGGATCATCTTGCCGGGGGCGGCAAAATGGTGGCCGTTCACAGAATATTTACAAATGACCCCCTGAAACCCGCCCTTTGTGGAAAAAGATGAGACACTATGAGACGTTTTTAGTGGTATAATTGGTACAGTGGATTTATGAAAGAAGCCCCACGGTGGAAGCACCGAGGGGCTTTCATCATATCCGGGTGTGCCGCAGGACCGGCGGCACCGCATAGATGCTCTGTCAGGCTTTTGTCTGGCAGGGCATTTTTTATTGCTCAAAAAACGGAGGGGTCATAAATGGCAAGGCGAAGCGATGAGCGAGAAGCCGCCCGCGCTGAGTACATGGCCCGGAAGGAAAAGGGCGGCGAAGTCAATCTCCGGCAGCTGGCGGATGATCTGCACCTCAAGTACGATACCGTCCGGCGGTGGAAGTCGAAAGACGGGTGGGATGCACCCACCGGCAGGAAACCCGGCGGACAGCCGGGAAACCAGAACGCCGCGGGCAACTCCGGCGGCGGGGCACCGGCGGGCAACCTGAACGCCGAGAAGGACGGTGCCTATTCCCGAATCTTCTTTGATAAGCTCACCCCGGCGGAACAGGGAGCCTTTGACGCGGCACCCCGGAACGGCGTGGAAGCACTGCAGCATGAAATGGGGCTGCTCAAACTGCGGGAGCTGAAGATTCTGGAAAAGATCAAAGAGTACGAGGACATGGACCCGGACACGCTGATAACATCCAGCGTGCTGGATATGCGTGTTCCGGGCAAGGTAGGCAAGACGGAAAAAAAGGAAGACGGCAAGGTACAGACCATGGGAATGTACAGCCGCGATACCCCCTTTGCCAGAATCCTGAAATTGCAGGATGCTTTGTACAAAACGCAGGGCCGCATTGCTGCTGTTGCCGGTGCGCTGCGGGCGGCGGAGGAAGCTGACCGCCGCATGGAGCTGGAACGCCAGCGGTTAGAGCTGCTGCGGATCAGAGCAACGGGCGAAGTGCCGGAGGACGGTGACGAGGATGGCTCTATACACCAGTAAGGCCGTGGCGGAAGTGCTGGGCGTAACAGAACGCCGGGTGCGGGAACTGCGGGATGAAGGAGTGCTGACCGAGGAACGCCCGGGCATTTTCAACCTGAAAACAGTGGTGCGGCAGTACGTCGCCTACAAGACCGGCGGCACCAAGGACGACCAATCCCGGTTGGCCGCTGCCCGGGCGGACCGGGAGGAAACCCGGGGCAAGATCGAGAAGATGAAGATGGAGGAAGCCAAGGGAAACCTCCACCGCACGGAGGACATCGAGAACGGTTTGAAGACCGCCTTTGCAAATTTCAAGGACAGGCTGGAAGCCATCCCGACCAAGTATGCGGACACCATGGCCCAGTTGACCGACCCGGCGGATGCCAGCGACATTCTGCGCAAGGCCATCCAAGAAGCACTGGTGGAACTGTCTGATCCCGATATTGCCCTGAAAGCACCCGAGGGGGAGGCTGCCGAAAATGAGCAGAAAGAATAAATGTCGGGGCTGTGTATGGGGCACCCGGCTGAACGAGATCACGGCGTTCTGCCCATTCCGGCAGTGCGTCAAAAAGGGAGGCAGCGGCAATGGCGATGATCCACATGGAGCCGCAGACGCTGCAGCTGTTCGAGCGGGTCCTGGGAACACTGAAACCGCCCCCGAACCTGACACTGAGCCAGTGGGCGGATAAATACCGCCGCCTGTCCGCCGAAGCGTCTTCGGCAAAAGGCCAGTGGAGCACCGACAACGCCCCCTTTCAGAGGGAAATCATGGACGCAATCGGCGATGTCCATATCCGCAAGGTGGTGGCGATGATGTGCGCCCAGGCCGGGAAAACGGAGGGGCTGATCCTCAACACCGTCGGCTTCTACATGAGTTACTACCCGGCTCCCATTATGATCGTGCAGCCCACCGTGAACCTGGGCGAGAGCTTTTCAAAAGACCGTCTGGCAACCATGATCCGGGATACGCCGATTCTCCGGGGGCTGGTGGACAACAAAAGCCGCTACTCCGGCAACACTATCACCAAGAAAAATTTCCCCGGCGGACAGCTGACGATCATCGGCGCAAACTCGCCGACCGATCTCCGTGGCCGCCCCATCAAGGTGCTGCTGGCGGACGAGGTGGATGCCTACAAAGCCAGTGCTGGCAAAGAGGGCGACCCGATCATGCTGGCCGAGGAACGCCAGACCACCTACTGGGATCACAAAACGGTGCTGGTTTCCACCCCGACCACCAAAGCCAGCAGCCGTATCCTGGACGAGTTCAACGCTTCCACACAAGAGGAATGGAACATTCCTTGCCCAAACTGCGGCAAGTACCAGCCTTTTGTTTGGGATGGCATGGTGTTCGACAAGGAGAAGTGGCCGGAGGGCGGCGTACAATACCGCTGTGCCGAGTGCGGCTGTCTGGACAATGAATACCGCTGGAAGAAAAACAGCACCCGCGGCAAGTGGGTGGCGGCGCACCCTGAGCGGAAAGTCCGGGGCTTCCACATGACCAAAATGGGATCAACGCTCTGCGGCTGGAATGAGATCGTCGAGAAATTCATTGCGGCTGATCTGGACGCTTCCCGGGGCGACTACGAGAAGATGCAGGTATTCGTGAACACGAACCTGGGCTTGCCGTGGGAGGAACCGGGCGAAACGGTAGAAACCACCGCCCTGATCGACCGCCGCGAGTTCTACGAGGCCGAGGTGCCCGACGGCGTTCTCTACCTGACCTGCGGCATTGACACCCAAGATAACCGTTTCGAGGCGGAAGTTGTGGGCTGGGGCATCGGCAAGGAAAGCTGGGGCATCCGTTACCAGCGCATTTACGGCGACCTGAAACGGGGCCAGGTATGGGCTGACCTTGACGCTTTTCTTTCCACCACATGGAAGAAGCGGGATGGCACAGAGCTTTCCATCCGTGCGGCCTGCATGGACAGCGGCGGACATTTCCCGGATCAGGTCATTCGCTTCTGCAAAGAACGAGAGGACCGGCATGTTTGGGCCATCAAAGGCCGCGGCGGTATGGATGTGCCCTACATCCGAAACCCGACCAAGAACAACCGCGTCGGCGGTGAGCTTTTTGTGCTGGGCGTTGACACCGGCAAAAATGCGGTGCTTGCCCGGTTGAAAGTGCTTATCAAGGGCCCGAACTACTGTCACTTCCCGGCGGGGCAGGACGCGGGCTATGACGAGAATTATTTCAAGATGCTGACGGCAGAGCATAAAGTGACCCGCTGGAAGGGCGGGCGCAAGGTGGAGCGGTGGGAGTTGAAAGACCCGGCGCAGAAGCGCAATGAGGCTTTTGACATCAGAAACTATGCCACCGCCGCGCTGGAAATCAGCAATCCCCCCGGCCTGGAAATCCCGGGCGAGGATGCACCGCGCCCGGCAAAGCCGCAGCACCAGTACCGCAGAAGAAGATCGGGAGGAATTTAACCGATGTCGATCATATCAAAAGAAATCGCAAAGCAGCATTTGGAGATGTGGCTCAAGGCGGAGGAAGCAGTTTCTACCGGCCAGAGCTACCAGATCGAGCAGATGCAGCTTACCCGCGCCAGCCTGAAACAAATCCGGGAAAGCATTTCCTTTTGGGAGGGCAAGGTGGCAGAAGCCGAGCGGGAGGAACAGGGGCGGGGCAGAAACCGTATCTACCATTTCGCCCCGCATGATGTGTAAGGACGGTGGGAACCATGGTAAATATTCTGGATAAGGCAATCGCGGCTGTTTCCCCCATTGCGGGCTATCGACGCGCCACGGCCAGAGCAGCCCTGTCCATCCTGAACAACGGCACGGGCTATGGAAACTATGGCGCATCCCATACGTCCAGAGCCATGCGCAGCTGGCACGTCGGCGGCGGATCGTCAAAAGAGGACATCGAGGACAACCTTGATACCCTGCGCAAGCGGAGCCGGGATGCTTACATGGGTATCCCTCTGGCGGCTGGCGCATTGAAGACTTTGCGCACCAACGTAGTGGGGTCTGGTCTTGTGCCAACGCCGCAGGTCGATGCAGATTATCTGCATCTGACCGAAGAACAGGCAGACCAGCTGCAAGCGCAGATCACCCGGGAATTTAATCTATGGGCAGACAGCACGGCTTGCGATGCAAGCGGCATGGACAATTTCTGGCGGATGCAGACATTGGCGTTCACCAGTTTTCTGATGAACGGTGACGCTTTTGCCGCAGTCCAGTACAGAGAACGCCCGAACTGGCCGTATGCTTTGCAGCTGCGCTTGATCGAAGCGGACCAGGTGTGCAGCCCTGGGCGTTCGGACCGACTGGCACCCTGCAAGGTGGGCGGCGAAGATGTGTTCCAGATCGTACAGGGCGTGGAAACAAATGAGGCCGGAGAAATAATCGCTTACTGGGTCGCCAATCGGCACCCGCTGGAATATGACAACCCGGTGCCGCTGGTATGGAACCGAGTAGAAGCCCACGACCCGGCAACTGGCGCACCGAACATCCTGTGCATCACGCAGAGAGAACGCGCCGGGCAGCGGCGGGGCGTTCCGATCCTTGCCCCGGTATTGCCCACTCTGAAACAGATGGGGCGGTACACGGAAGCGGAACTGGCGGCGGCCATTGTTTCGTCGTCTGCAACGCTGTTCATCCAGCGAGATGCAGAAACGAACCAGGCACCGTTTGGCGAAGAACCGCAGGATAAAGCTGCTGATCCGAATACCCCTCCCGATGAACTGGCAATCAACCTTGGCCCGGCGGCGGTGTTTGATCTCGCCCCGGGCGAAAAGGCGAACCTGATCGACCCGAAGCACCCGACCACGACATACGACGGCTTTATGTCGGCGATGTCGAATCAGGTTGCAACGGGAATCGAAGTGCCAAGTGAAGTGCTGTACAAGAAATTCAGCTCCAACTATTCTGCATCCAGAGGCTCCCTCAATGAATTTTGGAGGACGTGCGGGGTGATGCGGGATAGCTTTGCAGACGATTTCTGCCAACCAACTTACGAGAAGTGGTTTGCCGAGGCGGTAGCCCGTGGGCGTATCAATGCCCCGGGCTTTTTTGATGACCCGGCCATTGCAAAAGCCTATACGGGCTGCATCTGGAACGGACCTGCTCGGACGAACCTTGACGCCAAGAAGGAAATCGAGGCGGCGATCCTGCGCATGGACAAGGGAATCAGCACTGCCGAGCAAGAAACTGCGCAGATGACCGGCGGAAGCTGGCGGGCAAATATGCGCCAGCGCAAGTCCGAAATGGAGAAAATAAAGGAGGTAGGGTGCGATGGGCAAACCCAGTTCCAAGACGACCCCGAAGACGACAAATAACAAGTTCTGGAAGTTCTGCAATCTGGCTGACAGCCAGAAAGCGGAGCTTTTTCTTTACGGCGATATTTCTGAAACGAGCTGGTGGGGTGATGAAGTTACCCCGAAACAGTTTGCGGACGATCTCGCCGCTCTGGGCGATGTGACCGAAATCACCGTGTACATCAACTCCGGCGGAGGTGATGTTTTTGCAGCTCAGGCCATTGGCAATCAGCTGGCCCGCAATGCTGCCACTGTGACCGCCCACATCGACGGCCTGTGCGCCAGTGCCGCCACCATCGTTGCCTGCCACGCCGACAAGGTGGTGGCAGCAGCGGACAGCACCTACATGGTCCACCCGGTCAGCATGGGGCTGTGCGGGTATCTGACGGCGGACGAGATGCGGAACTACCTGAAAGCTCTGGATGCTACCAGGGAGAGCATTGTATCTCTGTATGCCAAAAAGACCGGCCATGATGCGGATGAGTGCGCAAAGTGGATGGATGAAACAAACTGGTGGACGGCAGACGAAGCCAAGGAAAACGGCTTTGTGGACGAGGTGGACGACGCTGAGGAAGACGCTGTGGTGGAGAACCGCAACGGCATCCTGTTCGTCAACAGC